AGTCGACCGAGCTCCTTTGGCGGACCTTAGATATGTGCCAGTTGGTCATGTTCATGAACCTATTGGCAACATTGCCGAACCCGCTCCCTACGTCGCTCAGGGACTTTTCTCCAACCCCTTTTGGAGTCCCTCCGAAGAAAATCAGAGAAAAATTGTTGCTCGTACCCATAGGTATTCTGCCTTAGTTGACTCTAACAGATTCTGCACTCATAGTGAATATTTATTGTGGCTATCTAATGCTGCACATAGAGGCCTTCGTATTGGACTTCCGTATATGTTTGATGGCCCTCCTGATGAGTTCATTACTTGGCAAGCTTATATGTTTGCGCTTGGACATTCTACACTTCCTATATGTTCCAAAAATGCTAGTTCTTCTGACCTGGATTATCTAGACATGATAACCGAACTTAAAGAAATGCCTGCTCTTCAAACAGAGGATAGACCAAATCCTTGTCTACGAGTTTATGAAGTTACCAAGCTCTATGCTCGAAAATTTACCCGATTCATTGCTTCTTTTGTTCCTAGTCCTTTCTCTTTTGCCAAGAGTTGCATTCAATATTTAGGCCTCCAGATGGATACCGTCTGGAAATACTTAAAATTAGCTTGTGGTATAGTAGTAGGAGGTTTTCTTGCCTTCGGTGCTTACAAGCTCTACACAGCCGCTTCCAATACTATCCAAAAGTTTATCTGGCCTGCTTCTTATGAAGAAAGAAAAGCTTTTGCCCAGGGTATGGTTGGTTCTGGTAATGCTCGTAGGACTGCCCTCGAGAAACATCGTAGAAACCGTCGTTCCGCTAATGGTGATGGTAAGTTTATTTCTTATGAAGATTTTTCCACTGCCGATTACCACCCTGCTAGATCCCATAAAGATTCTTCTTTCTCCGAGGAGAGGAAATATCAAAGAGCTAGGGGAGGTAAAGTTAGAGGAGGCACCTTGTACAGACCACAAAGTACAGCTGTTGACCTCACTAAAACCATATCTAGGAATACTCTCTTTATAGAAACTCCTTTTGATGTTTCTTATAGAGCTATTTCTCCTGGTGGCAGGTATGTGATCATGCCCCATCACTATCTTGCCACTCTTATGGATGCTGGTCCATGTACTTTAAGATCAGATTCTGGATCCGTCTCTATAGATTTTTCTTCCACACAGGTTTATATCAGACCGGATATGGATATGTGTGCTTTTCTTGCCCCCAAGCAGCTACCATCTTTCCCTGAAATATCCCACAGGTTTATCAACGATGATGACGTATCTTATGTTCACGATTCTTTTGTTCACTTTTTGAAGAAAGAAGATGGAACTGTTGCTACTGTCACCATATCTGAGACTGTTGTTCCAACTACTCAAACGTGGATGACCTCTGAGTCATCTTCTTTAGATGATGCTTATGTTAGTACTGTCTTCTCCTTTAGACATGCTACTTTTGCAGGAGATTGTGGTTCCCTATATGCTTCCCATCGCGGTTCTCTAGGTTCTCGCAATTTTATTGGTTACCACGTTTCTGGTAATGGTCGTAACGCTCAATGTACTATTCTCACTCAAGAAGATATTCAAGCTGTGTATGACGCTTTTGAAGGTGTCTATGATGTCCC